TCCTTGGTCAAGCTCACTTCCTCAGGCACCCAGAAGAAGCCACGAGCCTCTTGTTCAAATTTTACAATTTTGTTGTATTTGACTTCTTCAAAACGTTGAATGGTCACAGGACCAGCAGGATCCAGAAACATCTTGCGATTGAGATAATCTGTTTTTGTTTTTAAGTTGTATTGCGATTGGCTCATTTTAATATTTTCCTGATGCAAGTACTATCTTGCAAATATGTTCTAGTCTCTCTATGTGCTCGTAAGCACGCCACGGGCTTGTGTCAATGGCCACAACACCGTGTCCTTTAATACCTACTATGTCGTAGGCAATATTTCCTTCATTGTCTAATTGTAACATAGTGTGGCACTGGTCTGCAAGCTCTTGGCTGATGGGAGCCACATCACCCACATTGGGTGCCACTCGAGTGTAGCGATTCAATTCTGGAAACTCTGCACTAACTGTGCTCAAATCAATGCCAGCATGCATGGCCGCTATACAATAGGTAGGATGTAGATGAACCACTACTCGCACTTCATTACGGTGCTGACCCATTTTTCGTTGTAGTCCAAGGTGCAGGGGTAGTTCGCCCGACGGTTTGAGATTAGCACTGATATCAGTGTATGGTTGCTCTTCCCACAACATACTGCCAACAATACGAATCTTCTTGAATTGATCCGGTTGCAGAGTTTGCTTACGCACACCGCTGGGTGTAATATAAAAGTGATCGCGGTCGTGGTGACGAATACTCACATTGCCATCACGACTGGTAATCCAATTGCGTTTGTACGCATCCAACATCACATCACAAATGGTTTCTAACATTATAGTTTACAGCTTTCGCAATCTTCTTGATCATCAAAATCAATCACTTCCAATGGTGCTTCGGGTTCGTCTTGTCCTTTGCTACCTTGCTTGTTGATCAAGCTGTAGTAGAAAGTTTTCAAGCCCCAGTAGTGTGACTGCATCAAGTTACGAGCAATCAAGGTAGTAGGCACCTTGCGATCTGCAAAGTGTGCAGGATTGTAAAAGGTGTTGGTGCTAATGCTTTGGTCCACATAAGCTGCCAATACAGCAGCAGTTTTCAAGTAGCCGTCACAGTCTTTTTGTGCCCACATCAGTTGATATTTGTTTTTCAACTTGTTGTACTCTGGTGCCACTTGAATCAAACTGCCGGCCTTGCTTTCTTTCACAGTGATCAGACTCATGGGCATTTCGATGCCGTTGGTTGAGTTGATGGCCACTGAACTGGATTCAACAGGAGCAATTGCTCCATTGGTAGCATTACGAACCCCACTCACTTTCATTCTAGCACGAAGTGTTTCCCATTCAAGTTCAGGAGTAAAATCAGTCAGTTCATTGACTCCTGCGGCACGAAGTTCCCATGGAAACTGTCCTTGTCCATAGCGTGTGTGATCACTGCCTTCACATCGGCCTCGCTCCTCAGCCAGTTCAACACTCATCTCAGTTAGATAATATGTCTGATGTTCCATCCAAGTTTTGACTTCTGCCAGAGCATCCTTCTCACCATATTTCAAACTACGCTTGGCATGCCAGTAGGCAAGATTGGTGATACCAATTCCCAGTGGTCTGATTTCATCGTTGCTCAACTTCGACTGAATTGATAGGAAATCTTGATAGTCCAGTATATTATTGAGGCTTCTATGTAGAATGCGACAAGCCCTGCGCATATCTTCAGGATTACGGAAGGCACCCCAATTAATTGAACCAAGAGTGCATAAAGCGATGCGCCCATCAGCATCATCGAGACGCTTAAAAGAACGAGTAGGTAAAAGTATTTCACAACAAAGGTTACTTTGGTAAATGGTGTGGTATTCAGGATCAAACGGTCCTTGCTTCATCACATTGTCAATGAACACTAGATAGATGCGTCCAGTGTCTGTGCGCTCCTTCAAGATGCCTGATTTAAATACTTCTTCTGCGCTCATGGTCTTCTTGCGGAGATCTGATCGCTTTTCGTATTTCACATACAGTTCTTCAAACAGTTCAGTATTCTTGTAGAATGCTTCGTACAGATCTGGAACCTGGTTGGGATCAAAGAATGTTATGTCTTGTTTGTTTTTAAATCGTCTCCAGAAGAATGCAGATAATACCACACCGTAGTCCATGTGTCGCACTCGGGTCTCTTCTGTGCCTTGGTTGTTCTTGAGCACAATGAGGTCATCAAATTGATGATGCCAGATGGGATAGAACACTGTGGCTGACGCATTACGGATACCACCTTGGCTACAACTACGCAGGTCGCCAAACCATTTTTTTAAGAACGGAATCATGCCTGTGTGCATGATCTCACCACCGCGGATGGGCGATCCCAATGGACGCAGACGACCAATCTCTAATCCAATACCAGCTCGCTTGCTGGCATACTTGGCCATCATCTCACCAGACGCGAAAATACTATCCAGATCATCATCTGATCTAATAAGAACGCAAGATGAAAATTGTTTTGTAGGAGTACCAAGCCCAGCAAGAACAGGAGTAGCAAGAGTAAATAGCCCATCACTAGCTGCGTTGTAGTATTCTTTGATATAGCGCATTCTCGCTGTATTCGGTTCTTCTGAGTGAAATACAGTAGCGGCCGCGACCATGTATCTAATTTGCGGAGTTTCATAGATTTGTCCTGTTGAACGATTTTTAACTAGATATTTTTCAATCAGTTGTTCTATGGCAGCATAACCGTACAGTTCATCTTTGCTGTGGTCAATGAAAGAATCCATTCGGTTCCAATCATCTTCAGTGTACCATTCCAGCAGCTCTGGAGTGTACAGGCCAGTGGCCACATTCTTTTTTACAATCGTGTACAGTGATGGCACATCATAGCTGCCGTACACATCTTTTCTCAGCATGCTGAGACGCTGCTTGCCGGCTACATATTGATAGTTGGTGTGACCCACATCAGGATTTGATTCCACATCAATCAAATCTACAATAGCTCTAAGTGTGATACCATCAATTTCTTTGGTGGTGATACCATCGTAGAAATGCAATTGTGCTTTGATCTCCACCATACTTTGGCTGACATCTGCTATGCCTTGGCATATTTTTGCTACTTGGGTTTGCCATTTTTCGATGGCCATGATTTCGCGGCGACCGCTTCGTTTTACTACATTGATTGTTGACATTTACTTCTCTTGTTATTTTACTTGTACTGCTGTGTTATCTGTGACTGGTGCAGGCTCTTCTTGACTTCTATCTCCGAGCTGGTATTTAATACAACTGTCCGGTCCCAATTCAGTATATATTTAGATTTGTCCACAAGGACTAAATTACGGCCATCATTGGTCAAAACCAGCTCTGCAGAGTCTATATCGCCACGATTCAAGCATGTTATAGTATACAGGATTCCCAGCCCTCTTGCAACCTCACAATACATGTTGTCGCTCAACAACTGCCAAGGATCCGGCCAAGTGATTTGGTCGTCCCAGTGCAAATGGTAAGCAGTCCAAGGGGATTGAAACCACCAAGAGTTAATGGTTTCCAGTGCCGATTCAACAGGCTGGTCAGCAACTTGTGTTCGAAGTTGATTCCAACCGTCGAGTCTTGCTTCAAATGTTGCAGGCCACTTCAATGTATATGGGTTATACTATAGGTTATCGATCCACCGGTGCCGGTGTTTGTGCTGACGTAGTTTACAAAAATTTCATTACCGGTCTGTGACACTGTCAGCGTGATGCCAGTAGAAGTATTTTCTGAAAAATCATCAGTGTATGTTAGCGCACCGGCGCCGTCAAATAAAACAACAGTAATTCTGCCAGTTCTATATGCAGTGCTTCTAGAAATGCTATAATCAATGTTGAGTGACCAGGTGTTAAGTTCACTGTAAGAAAAAGCAGCAGTAGGCGAAGTCACATTGTTGTTTAATGTTGCTGTCAGCCCAGACTCTCGCACATACGGACCCATAGCCAACTGTTGACCATTGGTAAACGCAATACTGGCAGTGCCATTCAAATCAACTCTGGGATACAGCGTGGCATATTGGTCTGGACGATCGAAAATGTCGCCAACGCTGATGTTGTTGGGTGATACAAAATCAATAATGGCAGTGTAGGGCTGTGCGACACCACCAAAGTGGTTGCCGACATCACCAAATGTATTTTGTGCAGTGGCATTGCGTTCCACTTCAAACACAATGCCGCGAGCATAGATAGTATCAAAGTCGCAACTTTGTACGCCAATGCCACGCGGATCATAGGCAGAACCCAAGGGGTTTGGTTCAACCAGTATGCCTTCAAACAGTGTGGAAAAATGTGATCCAGTAAAGTCAATACCACGCACCTGCTGATCTGTTCTCATACCATAGGTACAGCCGGAGAATGTGCAGTTGTCAAACTTGATCTGATGCGTGTCATTGGCAGCAGTACTGATAAATTTAACACACGAAGTATCAGCCACAGCTGATGTTAAATCAACAGTGGTCAATGGTCCAATAAACTCAACCTGATTAAACACAAATTCTGTTGCTTGTTCTATACATGCAACATCTGTTGCTTTGAGACTGGCAAAGGCCATATTTTCACATGTGACACTTATTGGAGGTTGAGCGCCATTGCTGCCAATGTTGACACCGGTCTGTTGTAGGCTGTCGCCAGTTTGCATTGCGTACACCGCAGCAGAAGTTGCTGTCAGTTGAATAATACTGTTCTTGGGGCCTTCGCCAATCAGTGTGGCATAAGGTGGAACAACAATAGTGCCTGAAACTTTGTAAATGCCAGCTGGAAAGAATAAACTTCTACGAATTGCAGGATTCACTTCTCTACAGTACAATTGATAAAGTGCGCGGTTAATGGCCGCAGTGTCGTCAGCAACGCCGTTGCCAACTGCGCCAAAGTCTTTGACTGTGGCAAATTGATCCATCCAGTTTTGCAAGGACAGTTGAACTGGTGTTCCTGGCGAGGCGCCTGTTTGTACTGTGTATCCAGTGGCTTCTTGTCCTGAATATACATAATCTTGCACAAGATACAAGATGTCAGAAAATTCAGTGAGAATTTCTGTATTACCAACTACCGGAGCACCTTCTTCCAATGTTCCGTTACCAATGAACAATCTGCGTTCGTCGATACTCCACCCCAATTCGGCGCCTGCCAATTGTGGTAGATCTTCTTGTAACCCTTTACGCTGGGTAATTCGCGAAATTTGTACAATAGCCAATTTAGTTGTCCTCTGTTGTCAACTATTTAGCAGATAATACTGTTCAACTCTTTTCCACCATTGGGATTTCCAATGGTCAAATTCCGCACCTTCAATGACAAATTCTTGATATTGTGGTGCGCTGGTCACATTGCCCATGTCATCTGTGGTGGGTTTAACGCACATTAAAATGACACCTTTGCGTATGTCTGTGCCGTACACTTCGTTGTGCGCTTCGGCATAGGCACACAGTTGCAAAAAATAGTCTTCGATCCACTCAATTTTTTTGGGCTTGTTTGTTTGCTTAAAGTCCAAAATACTTTGTTGGTTGTTGTGCATGCCACAGCAGTCTGTTGTACCCGCATAGATGCCCGGAAAGTACAAGGGCACTTCCACACCCCAAAATTCATCTACATTTTTAAGCCCATTTTCAATCACAACTTCGGCCATGGCATGACTTGCCCATCCAAACGGATTGGTGCCTTTGTCTTTGATTTCACCTGTCTTGACATAGTTTTCAAGATAAGTGTGCATTCTTGTGCCGCGGTTGGCTGCTTCTGTTGTGATCTGCTGTGCTTTTGCTTCGCCCACTGCCTTGCGCCAGTTGGCCAGTGCAATGCGACTTTCTGCAGGTTTTGTCTTGTCCAGGATAGTGGTTACACTAGGGACTCTGCTGCCGTCGGGTGTGGCATACAGACGTTTGCCATCCACTTGTTCTCTAGTAAGCAGGTGATAGTCAAACTTTGGATTGTACATATTATACTCTAAATGATTCTCCGCAACCACAGCGGTCGCGTTCGTTTTTGTTGATAAACTCAAAGCCTTCATTGAGGCCATTTCTTTGATAATCCACTACCATACCATCCAAGTACGGCAGATGTTTGGGATCAATGAACACACGCACACCATTTGAATCGTAATGTCGCACACAATGCAGGTTGGGATTGTCTACATATTCCAACACATAAGCAAGTCCTGAACAACCGGTGGTTCGCACACCAATTTGTATGCCTTCACCGCGACCGCGAGCAGCTAAACTTTTTTTAATTTTTGCAGCAGCAGTGTCGGTGACGTCAATCATTGCACTGGATGCTTGATTCTATAGTCAGCTACCGCCGCCTTGATGGCATCTTCTGCAAGTATTGAACAATGAATTTTAACAGGGGGAAGGGCAAGCTCAGTAGCAATTTCGCTATTTTTGATCGTTTCCGCCTGCTCAAGGGTGAGTCCTTTGACCCACTCAGTAACAAGCGAACTTGACGCAATCGCGCTGCCGCAACCGTATGTTTTAAATCTTGCATCTGTGATTACTCCATCCATGACTTTGATTTGCAGCTTCATCACATCGCCGCAGGCCGGAGCCCCAACCATGCCTGTGCCCACATCATCATCGTCTTTGGCAAAGCTGCCCACATTTCTTGGGTTCTCATAATGATCAACTACTTTTTCCGAATAGGCCATTATTTTTTCTCCAATTTGTTCCAACTATGCCGCCCGCTGCCGGAACACCCTATGTATTCCTCGCCGGTTTCCATGTCTGTCAATTTGTACTTTTCAGGACATTTTGTATAGACAGTGAGAGTGACCGGCAACTTTAGTTCAACAACAGTTTCGCCTGATTGTAATTTACGCACGGTCATTGCAGTAACCAGTCACATTTTTTGATTTTTACTGTGGCACAATGTTAGATGCTTGCAGGCCTTTTTGTCCTTGAACCACGTCGTACGACACACGCTGATTTTCTTTGAGGACTTTGAATCCATCTGTTTGAATTGCTGTGTAGTGTGCGAACAGTTCTTCGCCGCCTGCGTCTGGAGTAATGAACCCAAAACCTTTGGTTTCATTAAACCATTTTACTTTACCTGATGCCATTTAAAAAATTTCCTGTTGTATTAAATTGTTGAATTTACAGCTATCGTAATAATAGCTATGCGTATAGTATACTACACTCTCAGTGTATTTACTAGTCTTTTGAGTATACTGCAATTTTGAGTGTGTTACTGACGGCGTTTCATCGCCGACTTGGCATTGCTGTTGACCACTTCTTGAGCTTGATCAACACTCATGCCAGTGGCAGCTTCTGTGTCGCCTTTGAAACTGATTATGTCTGAACCAGGGTCAATTGGGTTGAGGATGTTGCTGAGTGGTTCAGCTGCAACCATATCATTGAGATTGGTGTCGTTTACATTGACACCCACGGATCGTGCAAGTTCGATAAATGTTGTTTTACTAATTTGTTTTGCGGCTGCTTCGTCATTGGCTCGATCGCTGAGAAAGGTAGCCAATGCCGCAAGTTTTTGGCCATCGGCTTGATCTTTAGCAAACTCTCGTAAACGCATTATCTGCGATCGCGACCTAGGCCAGCTTGAACTGGTTCTTCAACTTCTGCATCAACATCGATGTCTAAATCATCTGCTGGCGCAGCAGCCATTGGATCAGCCATTGGATCAACTGGTAATTCAGCAGCTACATCACCGCCGGGTATTACCGGAGCTTGACCAGTGACTGTGCCCATTGCAGCTTCCAATTGTGTTTTGGAGCCCTGCAAGTTTTGAACCATGCCGCCCAGTGCAGCAGTTGCGTCGGCATTGAATTTTGTTGCTTGCTCGTAGCCAATTTCATTGCGGATCTGATCTACCAGCGCAGGCAAATCTTTAAATTGTAACGAAGTGACCTGTTCAATCATCTTCTGCACTTGGTCAACCATGTCTTGACTGGCCAGGATAACCTGAGCTTGTTGCACTTCGCTTTCACTCAAACGGCGACCAGTTCTACGACGGCTTTCTGCGGCCACTGCTTGCAGTGCTGCACCTTGCACAAGTTTTTGTTCGTCTGGTGAAAGTGTTTGTCCGGCTGCGCTTTTGGTCATGGCAGCTTTGAGTTTAGGGTCTTGAATCTTGTTTAGTGCCGCTTTGGCCTTGGCTGGATCAACCGCAGCAACTGGAAATTCTTCACGAAGTTTCTTGGTCAGCACTTGTTCCATCATTACCAACTTCAAGTAGGCCGGACTTTTTTCACTGCCATGATAGGAAGTGGTGGCACGGTGCTCGCTTATCAAGCTGCGTACTCGGCCCAACATGGCATGTGCATGGCGCTTGGAAATTGATTCAAAGGTAATGGTGTTACCAAAGTAACTTTCAAATACTTTAGCGATTTGTTTTGTTTGTGGCAGCACGGCCAGGTCTTGCAGTTTCATTGTCGAATCCTCGTTGTTGATAATATTTAGCCCAGTTGACACAAATGTCTAACCTATTTTCTATCTCTTTTTTCTGTATAATTTTACTTTCCAACTTGGTCAGTATAATTTCATGCTGATCAGCAGTTTTTGCTCGATCACCCAGTGCTGCTCTAGTGTTGATATCCACTGTTAAAAAATGTAGATTATTGTCTAGCTGTAGTATATCCCGGGCTGTGTTATACCGCGCAAACTTGTCGGCAATGCACCAGCTGAGTGCTGCTCGTGTGCTGTGAAAAAGTCCAACTTCAGTTAGAGAACAGTATACTCTGTAGCCTGCTGATTCTTTCACAATGCGATAACGCCCGAATACAGAGTATTCTCCAGCATCATTTTTCCAAAGACTGTTGGACTGTAGCGCAGCAAACTCAGTTTTAAACAAGCGTTCAAATTGTGTGTCTAGGGTCATTTGATGACGTATTGTGTCACAAGATAACCAATGGCTCCAACCAGTGTACCAATGACTCCTATACCCCAGTTGATCAGTTGATTATTGCGTTTTTCGGCCATGGACTGTACCATGTCGCGCACTTCGCAAATGATTTTTTCAAGTTGAGAAATTTTGGAATCCACATTGTCCAATCTTGATTCCAGCGCACTGTAGCGTTCTGCACACAGTTCCACATGTGCTTCTAAACTTTTCTTTTCAATATTGGTAGTATCCGCCATTTAAGTCTCCGTTGATCTATTTATGGAGATCGGCACAAACCAAATATTCTGAGCTGGGCCCTGTGTCACAATAACCGATGCCAATTCAGGTTTGTTATCCAGTTCGGTCAGCATGGGAACACCATCAGCATCGGCTCTCAGTATGCTGGTTGGATCAACATCGTCGCCGTATATGTTGTTGGATTCTGTTTCAAACTCAAACATCCATGCGCTGCGTGATGTATCTGCTATGGGTTCTTGCAGGCGAAACAGTTGTGTTCTCAGTCCAAGAATCTGTGTTACGGTTTCCCAGTTTCGTTGTTGATTTCTGGCACGGTTCCAGGATTCTGCATCGGTTATCATATTGCCTGCATTGTCGCGAAACGGAATCCTTGACGGTTTAAAATGTCCTGTAATTCCAGTGGCTGTTATGTCAAAGAAAGTTTGTATTGCATATTTCATTTGTTCTTTTTACTCAATTCATACAGCACTTCAACTTTACTGCACAGTTCATTGAGTGCTATATTGTTGTGTCTGGATTCAAATATTTCTGCCCAACGGCGCTTGTGTTCTAATTCATCTAGTTCTTGTTTTAGTTTGGGATCTTGATAATGCAGTGATCGATGCTGGGCACCGGGATGGCGTGCATACACTGTCCGGCCGCCATCTGGACTTTCAAATATTGTCACTTCAGTAATCTTGCTCACCATCATAATGAAGTATTTAACGCCAAAAGAAAACCCTGGGTTTTAATCCAGGGTTTTTGTATCAAAAACTAATTGCTTAGTTTGTGAATGTTGCTGTGGCTGCTGTAGTAACAGCGTAGCCAAGAGCGGCTGTCAATGCAGCATCTAGATCGCCGGCATTGGTGTAATCCCATGCACCAGTTGGGTATGTAGCCAAAGCCAATGTAGCTTGGTTAGAACCCACTGTTGTGAATTCATACATAGCGATTGTACACTTTGTCTGAATTGTTAACATAGCCAAGTTCAATGATGTGCCACTAACTGTAGCATTACCAGTGAAAGTGATTGTACCAAAGTCTAACTTTGGACCAGCCAAGTTAACTGTAGCAGCACTGGTTACGCTGTTCAATGGTGTTGGATAACCTGCACCTGGTGAAGATGCCACTGTTCCAGAATCCATGTTGGATACTGGTTGGTATGTGCCGTTCGTTGCTGTTGTGATATTTGCCATTTTAAAATCTCCTAAAGTATGTGGTCTTGGTTGACCTACTTTTATTTATGTATTTGGAGAAAAATTACCATTTAGGCTGCTTGTTCTGGGTTGTTTAGAGCACGGTTTCCAGCACTGAATCCAAATCTATTCACCAGTTTGGCGCGGCCTGCTGGTGTTGCTAGTACCCAGCCTTCCTGGCCTGGCTGCTGACGATCCAACTGTGTCAACATGTCAGTTTTGATGTCGTGCAACAACATGAACGCTGCAAACGCTGCGGTAATGCCGTCGGTGTTGGATCGTGGACTTTGTAGATATTCCACAATATTGTTGAATTTGCGCGGTGTCACATTGGCTTGCAACCAGTCACCAAAGCCATTCAGCAAGTTGTCGTAGTTGCTGGTGATTCTAGAATTAATGTAGCGTTTGCATAGCTGTGGCAAGTCGGTGATGCCGGCTGATCGTAGGTCAGCAGGCTTGAACAATCCATCAATGTCTTTGCCGTGAACAGAAATAATTTGACTCAGTTGCTTGACCAACTGAGTGTTGAGTTCAATATTTTGAATGTCTTTGACACTGGGTTCAATCAACAACAATCCCGGAACAGGATCCAATGCAATGTTTTTAATTGCAGTAGGCGAACTGTCAGGATCTTTGTATCTGGTATGAATTGCAACACCCACTTCGCTGGCAGCAATACGCTGGCCCAGCTGGCTACCAGCAGGTATCTTGTATTCAACAAAGTTTGGCCGAAACACAAATGCGCCAGCAACTTCTGGTGGAGTATTAGTGTACAACAGATCGCCTTGCACATAGCCGCGCATGTTTTCCGGAGTGGCAGCCCGTAACAGCGGAAATAACTTTTGATAAATAGCTACCAGTTCAGTTCTGTCACCTTTGCGCAAGGCCATTATTTGTTGAATATGCTCCGGTGATGTGGCCAGTCCGTCGTAGCCTTTGGCACTGAATCCGCTTTTGTCTGTGAGCACAAATGTGCCATCAGGCTTGCGGCCAAAAATGATAGCAGGCTTTCCGTCCCACTTGACAGTGGTAGTTGCTCTAGTGTTCTCAGCAGCATGTCGCATGATGTCCACTGCTTCACGAATACCCCGGGTTCCTTTTTCAAACACTAGATCTTCCAAGTGTTCAATTCTGGCATCCTTTGCACCTTCCACAATGACCTGCATGCCTTGATTCACAATGCGATCACGCAGGCGTGCAAGAAAATCCACTTCTGTATATCCAGTAACTGGAGGAAGATCTGTGCTTTCCATAAACGGCAAGCCTTCGCGTTCCATGTGCGCTCGAAAGTCTGCTATTTTAGCATCACGTTTGGGATCTCGTTCTAATGCTTTAAGTATATTTTCTACATTACGCAGGTCGGCACGAGTAGCACGAGGATTTAATAATATTTTAGCTACCTTGTCTGGATCATCAGTTATAAGCTGATTGGTAACACGATCCATGATACCATCATTTTGATTCACTTTATATCCCATGGTCTTGGCCATTGAGTTCATCATGACATTACGCTCACGACCTTTGTATTGGCTACCAAGTCCGCCGCTTAACACAAACTGACTCCATTTGGGTTTGCCTAAGAATGTAAAATCTGTTTGAACGTAGCCCTTGTCAGGACGACCGTTAATAGGAGTTTTAAAATGCACAATACTACCGGTCTTTTTAATATACTCCTCTGGCTTAAACCCGTGAGACTGGCACCATTGACTCAATCTGGCAACCATTTGATCTTTAGTGAATTGATTAGCATCAACGCCAAGATCCAAGTCACCACTGGAGTCTTTTTTGCCTGTGCTACCTAACCAACGTTCCGGATATCCTTGTGGATGACTTGCATCCGCAGTGTCGGGGTCCAATTCGCCATGCAAGTCAAGCCCGGTCAGTTCTTCCAACCAAGTAACTGTAGGATCAATATCAGTCTGATTGATGCGCTGAGTCAGAATGCGACCATTCTGATCTTTAAAAACATTGCCGCCTTCTTTTAATATCATTTTACTTTGAATCCTAGTGCTCTAATCATGTTGTCAATTGTGTTATTACCAGTTCTGTTTACAGTGTTTGTGCCACTTGCTTGTTGTAATGCCGTTCCAAGTTTGGTCAACATTGCACTATCAACACCATTCAACTTAAATAGGCCTTGCACATCTTCTTTAGAAAGGGATCCGCTGGCAGCGCCGGGCGCAGCAGCAGTAGTGCCAGGTGGAGCGCCACCAGTGGTTGCGTCTGGCGCAGTAACAGGATCTGGCAACTGCTGATCAACACCGGCTCTATTTTTTGAAGATATCAGTTGGGCGCCGGCCATTGCGGTCAATATGTAATCAGTGGCTGCGGCTGTTACATCTTGACCTGCTTCATATGCTTTTAAAACTTCAGCTTTTGCCTTGTCAAGTTCGGCTCTTAAACCGGATTGATATAGAATTTGGTTCAACCCGATCATCTGATAAGTGGTAGAATCTCTGATGGCAGTTTTTTGATTTACATATGCTAAAAACTTTTTGAGATACTCTGCTGTTGCTGTATTTTTAGGTGGTGCTGCGGTTGCTGGTGCTGCGGGTGGTGTTGCAGCGGCTGCGGGTGTTGCAGGTGCAGGTTTTGCTGCTCCGGGCACTGTAGGCTGGCCAGGCATGCCTGGCATCTTCATTACATTGGCAGCATTGAATCCCGGTGGTGTGCCTGATTTAGTTGGTGTTGTTGTTGCAGGTGCAGGTTTTGTTGCTCCGGGTGTTATTGCCCCAGGTGTTGCTGGTTGGCCAGGCATGCCGGGCATCTTCATTACATTGGCAGCATTGAATCCAGGTGGAGTACCGGGTTTAGTTGGTGTTGCAGGTGCAGGTTTCTTACCAGCCGGCTGCATGCCGGGCATCTTCATTACATTGGCAGCATTGAATCCTGGAGGAGCACCGGGTTTAGTTGGTGTTGTTGTTGCGGCAGCTGGGTTAGCAGTTGGATTTATTGCTGGGTTAGCAGTTGGATTTAATCTTGGATTAGCAGTTGGATTTATCGCTGGGTTAGCAGTTGGATTTAATCTTGGATTAGCAATTGGATTTAATCTTGGATCAACGGATGGATCAGCTGTTTTGACCGTCGGTGCAGTGCGCGAAGTTCTGGCTGCTATTGTTTGTTCTCTAGCTGCTCGTTGCTTTGCAACTTCTTCGGGACTTGCACCAGAAGCTGCAACTCTTGCATCGGCTGCATCTTGCTCTGCAGATGTTGGTGCAGCGTCGGTGTCTTCAGCAACAGGCAGTGGTGCTGCACCAGCAGCAGGTGCGGTCTTGGCTAGTGTTGCTGCTTCTTTGTTCCAGCCGGCTGCAAATTCCGCAGCAACTCTTTTCATGTCTGAGTTTTTTCTTACCGCGGCCAATTTGGCATCTTTGTCAAGAATTCCTGCGCTGGCTGCCTGTCCTTTAGTGACACCAACAGCATCACCAATGCCTCTTGCTATGTCCATAATGCCTTCGTCGGCGCGGCGTCTACGACTCAGTTCATGAATTTGCATCAGTTTTTCTCACAGTTCTGGTAAATTTGCCTGGGTCGCGCAGATTGATGGCATTGAGCAATTTGCGTTGCAAATTCTTAGCAGTTTCAGGCTCGTAAGTAGAGTCAATCTGCTCTAGCAGGCGTATGGCACTGGCAATGATGTTGGCAGCACGAGTCTCGATCACATGCCGAGAATCACGTGCCACATACATGCTGTCTAGTTCTTCTAATAAACTTCTAGTTTTCTTTTGCATAATAGCCCAGGACCTTTTTATTATTTAGCGGTTTGCTGTTCTAATTTAACCCAATTTTACCAGCAAAATAGTCCGCTAACGCAAGGTATCCTGCATCATTTGGATGTCCTGTAAATTTTTTGTAGGAATAACCATATTTCTGTTGCGTATCTGGATTAAAAAAATAAGATTGGCATACATCATGTAGATATTCTGGTTGTAGTTTTAAATTTGCAAAATGAATTGCTTTTAATGATTGTAGCTTGCGATCTAGATCGTTGATACCAATATTAAACTCTTCTACCGGTATATTTAAACTGTTAAAATTATTATCATTTTTATAATTTAATATCCATGCCAATTGTTCATCGTAAGCAGATGGACGTAAACTTAGCCCAGACATAAACAATGGAATACCCAGGGCCTGTACACTGTGCATAAAATAAAAACTCAACATTATAGTGTTTTGCACATCATTCCAGGCATGCCAAAACT